TCATTAGAATAACCAAAATACTGCTTAACACATTCAATATCTTTATGAGCCTCTGATTTCTGCCACGGTTGAAATTTCCGTTTCATAGACCTAATGGTATTTAGAAGATACTGGTATTGTATGTCCGGATCTAGGCTGGAGTAGCGGTTCATCTCATTCGCATAGAGGACACAATCCATGTGATAGGATAAAGCTCGATTGATGATCCAAGGATTATATTCTTTGAAATCTATTTCATCTCGGAATACTGATTTTTTGGTTTGTAGGATTGATGGCAGAATTTCTTTGAATAAATCTGGCATCACTTAAACTCACAATCCACCATTATTTCTGTCAAGCAAGCGACCATGTTTATCTCATGGTCGGCCACGAAAGCTGCCTGATATTGATACTTGGCCAGAATGAGTACCAGTTGTGGAACTGATTGGGGTTTTAAAACTTCATAAAGAGTATCATAGAGTTTACGATAGATTTTAACTGGATCATTATCCAAGTTGGATGTAACCCACTTTCGAGTTGATGCAAAATCTTTATCTTTTAATGATGTGATAAGAGCATCAAGTTGTATATCAGCAATATTACTGAGGATACCTTTATCAATGGTACCAGCAACTGAATATCGCTGCAACTCATTAAGAATCCTTCGATTGTCCGGAAAGTGTTTTGTGATAACTGCTGCAACGGCCTCTTTGTCATATGTTACCTTCTCTTGGTCCAAAATCCATTCAACTCTTTTGAAAAAAGCCGTAGCCATTTTTGCCTTTGAACCATTAATTTTAAAATCAATAACTGAACATCGAGAATGTATTGGATCAATGATTCGATTTTTAAAATTACAAGTAAAGATAAACGAACAATTTGAGGAGAACTCCTCGATGGCACCACGCAATGCTGGTTGTGTGGAATTAGGATTTAGATAGTCGGCTTCGTCAATGATAACAACTTTGCGGCCACCAGCGAGGGAAACCGATGAAGCATAGTTTTTAATTTTATTGCGGAGAACATCAATACCAGATTCATCAGAGCCGTTGATAACAATATAGTCACAACCAACTTCGTTACAGAGGGCTTTAGCAATTGTCGTTTTACCAACACCTGCTGTACCTGATAATAATAGATTCGGTATTTCTTTTCTAGCAACATATTCCATGAATGTGGACTTGATTGCATCCGGCAGAATACAATCTTCCACTTTTTGTGGTCGATACTTCTCGACCCATAATAAATGTTCCATTCAAAACTCCCATAATATAATACTTCATAATTGGATTACTTAACTTCTGTAATACCTTCAAATAATGCTTCAAATTCTTTAAACTCTGCAATCTCTGTTTCTAGTGATTGGTTAAAATGGACTTTAGCCATACGCTTAACGATTTTCTTAGGAACTTTTAATGAATCGTGCATTGCATCCACGATATCTTTAATTTGGTTATTCTGAACCTCGATTAAACGCATTGATACATTAATTTCATCAATTGCACCTTTGAGTGCTTTTAATTGCACATCATCAAAAGTGCCAAACAAGGTTTGAACGGTGGTCATTATCTTGCCTCCAAAATACCCATAACTGTTAATAGGTCCTCATCAACAGCAACAGCACCATTGATTAGATTTAAAATGGTCTTGCCTCTAAAATCGCCTTCTTCCATGGTTTCGAACACAGCAACAACATGGCGTGGGTTGATAGCAATAACGGATTGTGATTTTGTTTCTGTAAATTTATAAAGCATTATTCGCTCACTTTCGTTTCTTTAGCTTCAAAGGCAATCCAGTATTGGATATCTTCTTTGGTGTTTTTGAAATGTCCAATGCCTTTAAAAGAAATTTGAACATCATATGAACCGGGAATAAGTTTGATATTTTCTGTTTTGAAAACAATCTTATACTTCTTCCCGTTACCAGCACCAACCTGAATTGAATTGGTGTGTGCTGAATTATCGTTGGCATCAAAGGCAACCAACTCAACATTATCACCATCGGAACTAACGGCAATATGTGGTGAAGAAAGAACGCTGGCAGTTTTCATGATTGAATCATAATCTTCAGCCGTTAATGTGAAGGAACAATCAACAGAAGGCAAAGTAATTTCTTTTTCTGGAGGAGTCACAATCATTTCTTTAGCGGTCATACGATACTTGGTACTACTACGACCAGATTTAAAAATGATATTTGAATCATCAAAATCGATTTCAGTAGTATCTTTATGCAATGAATGAACCGATAGAAATTGGTTTAAATCATATACACAAAAATCTTGTGGAAAGGTATCTTTAAGATTGGCTTGAGCAAGTACCGTTTTACCAGCCGAAACGGTGGTAAGTTTAGTGCCTTTTTTAAATTGAATTCCTTGGTTAATTGCCGAGAAATTTTTTAATACTGTTAGTGTTTCATTTGATAACTTCATTTGTTTCTCCATTATGTAAAATTTATTACTTAGAATACATTATATCATGTTCAAACAGGAACATCAAGCAGCACATGGCGTGTGCTAGGTGATGTATACCAGATTCTGGATCAATTTGTTCACCTTTTTTCCATGCCCAAATGTGCCGTTGTAGTGCATCAAAATATCTACGCTTGGCATCCGAAACTTTCTGCCAATTATCACGCTCGTATTTTTGAGCACCGAATGTTAATACTTTTACCACTTCTTCTAATGCTAATGGTGGTAACAAACCGTATTCTAATTTGCCGCCATCAAATTTACGACCAATTTCTTTTGTTGGTGCCATTACTGCATCTTCATAACCAGGATGATAAGGTGCTTCTGAAACCAACTTATCAATTGGCCTTTCAGCTTCGGCCATTTCAGATATAACAAAATTTGTCATTACATTTCTCCAACAAAATTAGCAACAGCTGGCATATCTCCTTGAAAGTGATATGTTCCAATGTGTGTTGTTTTCATCCAAGGACAGAGGTAGATTTTTCCACCGATATTTCTCCACCATTGGCAAAACATATAATCTTCTGATAGATATCTTTCGGATTGTTTATCAATAACGGTGTCAAAGTAAGCATGGATGTATCTTGTACCATCAAAGTTGGCTTGGCCAACATGGTCGGGTTTATACTTTAATTCCGGATAAGCAGCTTCGAATTTAGGAAACACAACTCGATCAATCATCATAAATCCTGTACCGATCTCCATAACTTCTAATGGTTCAGTAACAGAAAATTGTGCTGTGCCTTTAACTGGATTAAACACATAATCACCAGTAACTTTTTCTAAAAGTCCGGCATCAATATCAGGATTTTTTTCGATTGCTTTCTTTACTGATTTCCACTTAATTGCTTTCTTTGGATACGGACCACCAACAACTTCTTTATCCAAAGCCAATAAAGCAATAACATCTTGAGGATTAAAGTGAATGTCGGAATCTAAAAATAATAAGTGGGTGCAATCGGAACGTAAGAATTCGTCAGCAAGATAATTTCTTGCTCGGGTAATAAGGGACTCATTGAATAGAAATGAGAATTTGATTTGTATGTTATAAGCCATACATAGCGATTGTAAATCTAAACAAGCTTTCATATAGAGGCCATGACATTGACCACCATACATCGGTGTAGCCACGAAAAGCCGTTTTTTCTGTAATTCTTCTTTTTTAATTGAAATTTCCATCTGCTCTCCGAATGATAAAATAAAAGAGGAGTATCGCTTCCCAGCGAACCCCTCTGGTGCTACCTACAAATTAGGCAGTAAAAGAATAACCAGCACTTAAAGCAGCACGAACCAAAGCCTTGGAAGGTGTGCCTAAACGATAGAACTTGATCTTACGACCATTGTCCAAAGTTTTGGTGTTGGTGTAGATGCAATGGCCTTCTTGGCGCAACTCATCAATTCGTGCCGAAACGTTGCTAATGCCAAAACGGCTTTGAGCTTGAGCGGTGGTGAAAGTGTTGTAGCCTTCAGATTTCTTTAAGGTTGCCAACATCTTTTCTTTAGCGGATAATTGCTTTTTCATGTAAAACTCCATAGTAAGTTAATAAAATACCTTGCGTGATGCAAGTGAACACCATCATAACATATGTATGTGTGTGTGTCAAGTATATGTGTGGTATACTTGGTCATCTGCCAACTTGTGGCAAATACTTCGCTTTCGTTTCTTCCCACGAAAGATAAATCAAATCATCATAGAATAAGGTTTCATATGAAACAGTATTCTTTTTCTGTAATTGCCGAATACGACCTTTGGCATATTTTGTTTTCCAAATATTGGTTAAAGCTTCTTCGGAAGTATCAAATGATTTTACCAGAGATTCATCAGTAATTTCTTTACGGAGAAATTCACTAGTATTATTATATAATGGACTAAAATAAATTCCACGTTGATGTTCGGTACGAATCAATTCTTTTGGTATTTGCAGTTTAGAATATGCAAAATTCAATGAACGATTCTTATGGTCACGTTTAAGTGGAAGACCTTGAGTATTCTTGGCTTCCCACCATTCAAAATATTTACGAGTATAGTTTTCTTTAATCCAATCAAACACTAATTTTTTGGTTGGTCTTGATGGTTCGAAAGCCACAGAGCCAGAAGAAAAACCCATAGGATTCCAATGCTCAAGGCCATCATACTGCGAAAGCCCTCCGGCTTTTGTTTTTCCATAGAGTGACGTTGTAGTAACGCCAACAAGAGTGTCGCCATATTGCCTTTTCCAATCTGCTTGAACTGTATCAGATAAACACATCAGCGCCAGTAGTTTACCGCCCATGTAATTATAACCTAGTGGTTGTAACGGAACGATGGTGGATCCAATTGCTGTATGGTTGATCATGTGTTGTTGTGTTTTAACATCTCTCGACCATCCGATTGCATTATCTCTCGGAGTCAAGTCCAGAAAGTCAGAGGAGATGCAGATAACACCAAGATACTTACCTGATATCTCATCAGTTAAAACATAAAATAGATTACGACCAATGTTGGAATTGTTCTTCATTGTAGAAGAAAAGGTACGAATGGCATTCCATCTTTCGGCATCAGGACCATTTGAAAGAACCATCTTAGGTTTTAGATTTTCAAAATCATCAGGACTTTGTGGTACCCAAAAGTTCTTCTTAACTTTATCAACTAATTTGTTTTGTTCCGGATCCACCATCTGAGTTTCTTGGCCAAACAAAGTGGAAACTTCTTGAACCGGATATCTTTCTTTTACTTCACACCACTTTTGATACAAAGTATATTCACGAACATCCATTTGTGAAGCATAAGTTAGGTCCTTAATCAGAGCCTCCTTCATATGTCCTTCATCGATGTGTTCAAATTTTTCAACAGGATTGGCCGATGACCATTCATCCCATTGTTTTTCTACAAACTCAATTGGTGTTGCCATTATTTAAGTTTCAATTTCTTTAATATTTTGTTACGTTTCTGCATACCGGACTGTAATGCCATTGGTTTTACTTTACTAGTATACACTATTCCATTCATATGATCAAGCTCGTGTTGGAAACAACGAGCAGATATACCATCATAAGTTGCCGTTTCTGTTTTGCCATTATAGTTTTCAAACTCAACCGTAATTTTTTTAGGTCTGGTGATGTATAATCCTAAAAATGGAAATGATAGGCAACCTTCGATCATGTGGCAATTTTCTTCGGTTGAAATGATCCTTGGATTAAAAAATGCCATGTATTCTTTATCATATCCCATAACAAATAGTCGATATGGTAATCCACATTGATTGGCTGATAATCCATAACCTTTATGTTTACGGCAAGTATCAACCAAGTTGGATGCTATCTCAATAGGATTCATCGGTGGGTTTTTGAAGTCCCACAAAGGCATTACTTGTTTTAATATTGGATGATTCTCCGGCACCAATTCATATACTGTTTCTTGCCTTAATTGTGGAGTATCTTTTACCGCTTCATCGGTATTGAATGTAATCATTTCACTCATTTTGCTATCCTACTAAAGTTGTTTATCTTCTCAAACCGGATTATACTTCTAAACTTATCAAACAGTTGATCGCCTTTGTGTGAAATAACAAACACATTGGTATCTGTTCCCATTTCATGAATCAACTTTAAAAATTCTTCTGTTCCAACGCCATCTAAACTTGAATCAAACACCTCATCTAATATCAGAAGGTTAGTATTGGTACTATTCTTCAACTTGGCTATTTGACGCCATGTAAACAATAGTGCCAAATCAATTCTCATTTTTTCGCCTTCGGAGAAATTAGAATAGCTAAACTCATCACGGTGTCGAGATTTGATTGTTTCTTCGAATGATTCATTGATGGTAAAATTTACAAAGAAGTCCATAGCAGTCAAATACTTGTTAATCAACTTATTCATGATAGGCAAATACTGCCGTATAATCTTTGTTTTAATACCAGTATCTTTCAACAACGATCCGGCAAATTCAAAGTATTGTTTTTCATTTGAAAGTTTTTCTTGAATGGACATCAACGATGTTAACTCAGCTTTAAATTCTTTTAGCTTCTCATTTTCTTCTTCGATTGTATCCTTGTGTATAGAGAGAGATTCAACTTCAGCTTGTATCTTACTAATGTATTTGTTTACAGCCGAGATGGTTGAGTTGTGTTTTACAATTTCGTTATTGTGATCCGAAACATGAGAAATGATATTGTGTATTTCTTCTATTCGGCTGTTTGTTTGAGCAATCTGTGCTGCAATTTCCTCAAGGCCTTGCCGTTGAGTAGTGACTTTGGTTTTGCGTTCAATGATTTGTTCGGCTTTGAATTCTCCTGCGATAACTTGTTCACAGGTTGGACAGTTGTTGTGTTCTTCATAAAAAGTAATATCCTTTTCATTTTTCTTAATATTGGTTTCAATTTTAGATTCTAACTGTAACAACTTTTTACTTTTCTTTTCCACCGAAATCTTATCGGCAACCTTACTTTGAAGTGATACGATATGCCTTTGAATTAAATCGATATCTCTTTGTAATGAAAAAGTTTGATCGATGCTTGTGGCAATTTCTTTTTTCTTCTTCTCAATTTCTTCATCATTTCGGATTCGATGTTCTTCGATACTCCTTTTTTGAGATATGATTCTTTCAGAAATCAACTGCATTTCAAATTTGGTTTTTGTGGAAGATTCTTTAATCTCCGACATCTTATCTTTAACAAGGACATTCATTGAAGAAAAGATTTGAATATCCAATAAGTCCTCAATGATGGCACGGCGATCAGCAGGAGAAAGTTGCATAAATGGAACAAACGATGCCGAACCTAAAATAACCACTTGAGTAAACGATTTATAATTAAGTTTGAGTATGTTCTTTTCCAACACCTCTTGGTAATCTCTGGCGGCCGCATCTTGATTCATGAGAACGTCATTACAGTAAATCTCAAAGGTGTTAGGTTTAATACCACGAATCACCTTATAGTATTTTTTACCCATCGAGAATTCAATTTCAACCACACACTCTTTTTGATTAATAGAGTTTAATAATTGTGGTTTGTTGATTTTTCGAAATGGTTTACCAAAGAGACCAAAACATAATGCATCCAATATAGTGGACTTACCCGCACCATTGTTACCAATAATGAGGGTGTTTGTTGATCGTGTAAAGTTAATTTCTGTGAATGCTGCACCCGTTGATAAAAAGTTTTTCCAACGGACCTTTTGGAATGTAATCATGCCTGTTCTTGGTTTAATGCCTCAACGTAAAGTTCTTTCATTACCGTTTTAAGCTTTTCATTATCAATGTGTTCTTCTTTAATACCATCCACAAACTTGTTAATAGTTGTGATTGTATCTTCGGCTTGTGATATCATATCATCATCTACGCCTTCTGTCAAGTCCATAAAATCTTCGGCAATGGTAACATCGAGTGGATTGACCTCATAAATGTTATTCATAAACTTGTCAAACAGATATGGATTTGTTTTGTTGACTACCACAACCTTAACATAAGTTCCGGTATACTTGCTTAAATCTTTATTGGTAATTTCGGTAATGCTATTTTCTTTATCATCATAAGTGATTCGATGAAACATGATGTTTGGGTTCTCGATGAATTCAATATCATATGTTGACAGGTCGAACAAATGGAATCCACGAGGATCATTGTAATCTTGCCAGGTTAGTTCGTAGGGGTTTCCAAGATATCTGATATTATCTTGTGTTGATCTATGATGATAGTGTCCACTAAAGACCATATCAAATCGGCTGAAATGACTACGATCAAGTCCATCTAATGAAGGCATGCCACGATGCATAGCAAAACCGGCAATTTCAAAATGCCCCATACAAAGTGAGGCTGAGGTATTTTTAATTTCTTGTAGAGATTGTTCGTAGTTCTCAGTACAAATCCAAGGAACCATACACACATCCGAACCAACATCACCATAATCTAAATGAATTGTTTGTGGTGTATCAATCACCGTAATGTTATCATACTCCTGTAATAACAAATCGACCGAATTTACTTCATTGGTATTTTTAAAATAGGTATCATGGTTGCCAGCCAACATGAAAACTTTAATGTTTCTTTTGGCTAACTCATTAAAGAACATTTCCTTGGTTCGTTTCAAGGAATAAAAGTTTATGTATTTCCTGCGGTCAAAAGTATCACCAAGAATAAGGACAGTAGTGATACCATTTTTATCTAAGTTTGGAAAGAATGTATCTCGATAAAATTTCTCATAGAAATCTAAAAAATGTGTCGAGTCATTTCTTGCACCAAAGTGCTGATCGGTTATAATTGCAATTTTCATAATCTAACTATTATATCACTCACCTAAGAACTTTTCAATCCCTTTTGGCTTCTTTGCCACTTTTTTGTTTTCTTTAGCCGTTTCATAATTTTCAATGAACTCGCCTATATTATCATAGAGTTCAAACTGTTTGGTGGTACCATCTTCAAACTCTAACATTTCAAACTCATCAAGTATACCAATCATCTCTGTGGCTTTATACTTAACGTAGGTCTGTTTTTTTTCTTTTTGTATTCTTCGTAGAAAGGCATAGTAAATGATTTGAGTGAAGTAAGCAAAAGGATTTTTGGACTTAGTAGGATCAAAGTTGCCAAAATACATTAAACAGTTTTCGATGCCATCTGATATCATTTCATCACGATAGGTGTAGTTGATAAAGTTGGGCTTATGTGAAAGACCTTCTGCAATCTTCATAAAACACTCACCGATGTAATTTGGAATTACCGGTAGTTGTGTTTTATTTTTCTTTGCTAATTTCAGTTTATCTTGATACTCAACCAAAGCTTGTAAAAAGTCGGCATTGTTAACATATTGTTTCGGCTTCTTAGGAAGCTTGGGAGTAGGTGTAATCATATTTACCATAATTAGTTGTTGACATACGCTTGACAAGTGTGTATAGTCGAGTATGTCCTTGGTTGAAAGTAATAAAGCATACCATTAATGTAATGTATCTCCATCTTGTTTTAAATCATCGAATGCACCCATGATATCGTCAAGTTCATCCATATCTAATTCGTCCATCAAATTCTTTGCTTTTAACAAGTCATGGATCTTTTCCACAGTATTAACATAATATTCGATGAAGTCATCTGCCGGTTCCATCAAACACAGAATATCTTTATCATCGATAACGATTTCGTTTTTCTTAACAAGTTGTACCGGTAACCAATGACGCATTACTAGTCCAGCTTCTCTACCACGATATTCTACATCGACCGTCATAGGTTCAATAACATCA